GTTAGCGACAGCACTGGTATCGAAATAATGGTATAGATTGTAATGAAGACAGCCATTCAAGAAGTTGTAAAAGCTAGTGACAGCACTGGTATCGAATAATGGTATAGATTGTAATGAAGGACAGCCACTCAAGAAATAGGAAAAGCTAGTGACAGCACTGGAAACTATTGTAACCTGCTCCAGCATCCCTAATTTGCATCGTGAGTTATCACCACGAATTGTCATAGTTGTGAGACTACTTCCTGCAACACTAAAATCTATCCAATTAGGGTTATACACGTCACCGGTAATAGACGGGTGTATTTGGTTCAGGTCGAACGCAGTAAATGTTTGCCCTGACTGCATAGTTACTGAGATTACAGCCTGCCTATATCCCCTGCTGCACAGTGTCCCAGATCCAAGATCGGCATAATCATATGAGTGCTGGGCTTGCGCTCCTGAAGCATAATCTTGGGCGGCTGAACCATCACCCCAATCAACTGTATATGCGCCTGCTGCTGTAAACGCCATGAGGTTTTCTTCACCATCATACACTGCTACTATTCCTACCATCCGGTTGTCAGTAGAGACTAACGTTGGTAATGTCACCCAATCAGACGGACGAACCCATTCTGCAGATGGAGATGGTGTTTCAACTGCCGATGGTTTCTGTGGTATTATTGTGGTTCCCATATTAGTCAACCTCTATTGATAAGGTGCATTTTGAAGCAGTAGTCCCTGGGGTCGTTATATCTACTCTGAGCCAACCACCAGCCGATGGATCGGTAAAACTACTTATGTCAACACTATCAGTTTCTGCTGCTGCGTTGTGCGCTATTGTACCAAGCGAGCTAAACGTTCCACCAAATGTAGCGGAGTAATAGACCGTGTACACTAGAGCTGCCTCGGCTCCGTCACACCAACTGTAAGCAGTGTCCCAAACCGGAGTAGCACCAGTAGGAACTCTGAAAATATATCCGGTGTCTGTAGCTTGAACGTCATAATAAAACGAAATCGTATGATGAGCTTTCAGAACTGACAGTTCCATTCGCAACCCAAGTTCCATCATCTCGTAAAACCTTGGTTCCGTCAGGAGTTCCTGGAGAAGCAGCTAAAACTACGACTCCACTTGAACCATTGACAGCATTCCCCAGGGCGTTCACAACACCAGCTCCCGGAGTAATTCCGTCCATTGTTGTTGTGACATTCGAAACCAGACCGGAATATAAGGTGTTGACAGCGTTGTTGTCTGAATTGTCTGTACCTATTGGGTCGACCCCAAGAGTAGTCCGTGCCGTTGCTGCATCCTCATCATCAAACAGTGTGAGGATATAGGTTGATGCGGTTGCATCTGTTGCTCCGTCAATCTCTGTCAGTGCGGCCTGTAATCCTGCTGCAACGTTTGTGCCTGAGTAAGTAGTTCCAGTAAATGCAGGGACGTTTAGCGAGCCTGTGACAGTTAATGATGTGCCCGTTGCTATGCCAATATTTGGATTTGATCCAAGAAACCCACTGTCGTTGCTAAGATCACTCGTTAAAGTTGGAATAGTTGGAGTACCTGTTAAAGAGCCATAAGCGCCGTCAAAAGTAGATTTTGCATTCCATGTGCTTTTCTCGGTATCAGTCACCAGTCTATGGGTAACATCCTCAGATAGTGCTGAAAGAGTAGTAGGTATTGTTTGATCTCCAGTATTAGCACCACTGGTATTTGCAAGTCGTGTACTGGCTGTAGAATCAAAACTTACCTTGGCAGTATTTGCTGCAATAGCAGATACATTAGTAGCACTCAAAGATACAGTCACATCTCCAGTATCTCCACCTCCAGTAAGCCCAGTCCCGGCAGTCACTCCAGTAATGTCTCCAGTGCCAGCGGCTCCTATCTCATCATTTCCTACAACGAGATTACCACTTGCATCGAACTTGAGGACTTTACCCGTTGATTTTCCGGTAGTATTCACATCGGTCAAATCATTGATCGCAGAAGCACTACCGCCTGATGGGATAGTAATAGTACCCCCATCTTTAGATAAGGTTAGCAGGTTTGCATCAATTGAAAGTGTTTGAATCTCGTTGGTTACTGAACCATCGACTTCTGATTCGAGATACACTCCGTTGTGGTCATGACCTAGTGCGGCATAAGCGTCAGAACCCTTAACTACCCACGCATCTTCCCAGCTTGCACCAGCTCCAGGCTCAGTGCCAGCAGAGGATAGGTGATTAGCTTTACAAGCGTAAATTTCATTGTTCCAAATGATGGCCTTGTCTGCCGTGGTGTATGCGGTAGCGTCCTGCCATCGGATTGAATCTTGAGCTGTGTATACCTCAGTGAAGTTGTCCTGAATATTACCGAAGTTGGTGTCAAGAGAAGCAGGGATTCCACTCGTTCCAACTGTGACAGTCTTTTGTGCTGACCAGACAGGAGAGGCCAGCAGGAAAGTATTGCTAATGCTGATAGTAAGTTTTCATGCGTAGTTCTCCACGTCTGTGTAGTTGTCAGTGTTAAGATATTTATCTGTGATTGTCGGCTCGACTTCATCAAGCGGGAACCATCTCAAGGCACGATTAAGGCACGTGTGCGAGTGGTATCATCCCGATAAACGGCAAGGCCTTTCAGCTCAGTACCCATATAATTTTCAAGGTTGAAATTACCGAGGATCGACAAGACATCCCACAATGCAGTGAAGTTGGCAAAGACTATTGGATGAGTTGAGTCGGTGTACATTGCGGATTGCAGATCAGATCCAACATTAGCATAGTCAGCGACTGATAGGCTGATACTATCGGGCGTGTCTGGATCTGCGAAAAGGAGTAGACCTTCGCTGGGAAATGGTCGACCTCGGCCCTTCCCAGAAGATGCACTCCTGGTCGAAGAATAGACGCTAGTCCTATTAGGCTGCCGCATAACCAACCACCAAATCCGTAGCAGTACTCGCCCCAAGTTTAAACTTGTAGTTGCCGTAGCCTTCGAAAAGTGTCGATGGAATCTCTGGAGTTAAAGAGGAAGTTCTTGGGTCACCGGTAGGAACAGGTTGATAGTTTCCCGGGGTACCGGTCTCTTCGTAGATGAGAACGATGTCATCAGGTGCCATATCTTCGGCAACAACTTTGATGGTGCCACTGAGGGCAACGGCCCCACAGCTGGCTATCAGTCTGTTTGTGGTTATTACAGTTAGGGCCATGAGGTTCTCCGTGTGAAAAATTTAAGGTGCACAGATTTTATGGAAATTATAGCCTAACGCTTGGTGTTGGTCAAGTGAAATAGTGGTTGACAAAAGGTTTCTGTAAGGGTATCGTGTGTATATTATAAACCTAAAAGGAGGATATAATGACACGAAGAAACATTTTTATTGATGACAGGATCTGGGAACGTTTAAAAGAGTATGCCGTAAGCCGAGGACTGAAGGTGTCTGACGTCATCCGCAGGTCAATTATTGAATTTTTAGAAAGAGAGGAAAAATGAAGACTTGCTCCAAATGCAAAGTTGAACAACTACTGAGTAACTTTAGCAATCGCAAGTTAAGTAAAGACGGCAAAGTCAATTGGTGTAAGGGCTGCATGAAGGAGTACCGAAGACTTAGGGCCACTGAAAAAGTAGTAACGCCCAAATTCAAGATCTGTAACAAATGTAAGGTATCTCTACCAAGATTGTCCTTTACAAAGAACGTAGGTACGGTCGATGGCCTCTACTCTCAATGTCAGGGGTGCCGCAAGGAAACCACTAAACGCTACACGGACGAAAACACTGAAAGACTAAAAGCAAAACAAAAGGCCTATATGTTGACCGAAGAAGGTCAGCAAGCGTCCATGTCGTGGAGGGAGGCCAACAAGGGTAAACTGGCCGACAACTTAAATAGGTGGAGGGAAGACAACCCGGAGAGACTGAAGGAGATCGAAAAGAGGTACAGGGTGAAGAATAGGGTTAAGATCAAAACCCGTCGAAACAGGGACGCGGTTAGGTCAGTTCCATATTCTACCTACTTGAAACAGCTGACTACTGATGAACAGATGTTTAATTCAAGTGGGGTCCTCGGGGTAAAATGTTTCTACTGTAATAAAGAGTACCTGCCTACACTAAGGGAGGTCCGAGGCAGGATAGTGGCGTTAAAAACACTGAACCAGGGGGAGAAACACATCTATTGTTCTGAGGGCTGTAAGAAATCCTGCCCCACTTTCAGAAAGCAGTTGTATCCAGGAGAGCAAGGAGTCAAAGGTACTTCTAGGGAGATGCAAACTGCGTTTAGAAAGAAAATACTAGAAAGGGACGGCTGGGAATGCCAAACCTGTGGCGCTGTCGATAAACCTCTGCATGCCCACCATATCGAAGCTTACCGCACGGAATATGACAGCATGCATGAAGAGAATGGGATTACCCTGTGCAAAGACTGCCACAAGAAGGTACATAAGCAAAAAGGTTGCAGCTCTGTAGCGATCGGACAGCGTTGCATTTAAACTACAAAAGCCCAACAAGGTTAGACCTTGTTGGGCTTGTTAGGCTTTAACTGCTAACTGCTTGTAATGTTAGGAGTTAGTCAACGACATAACTGAAAAAGCGCTGTCAAAGAGCCTATAGTAGGACTGACCGAAGTCGAATCTCATGCCCTCACCTTTTCGCATTGCCCATCTTTCAGAAGCCTGGTAACTAGCTGAACTGTTTACCAATTTTGCAATTGCAGAATTTGACTGGATACCGATCAAGGTGTTTGCAGTCATTGCCCATTCTGCTGGGGCTATGAACATCTTGACACTAGCAGCAATTTGGGGGTATGCCACAGAAAAAAGCGTCTCTATTCGTGGTGAATTGGGATCGTCTGTCTGAACGGTGTTCTTGCCCGTCCTGTTCTGTACTGCGAGTGCGGTTTTTAAGCTATCGACGATGACCCAGTCAATCCGTCGGGTAAGCATTGAAGAGTACAACCACTTCAACCAAGCCAGGTCAGTAAGAACACCATCCGCTGCAATGGTAGTATCAAACGTATCAGCATTAACCACAGGCAGAGCACTCTGTCCTGTATCAGAATCGCCGTTCAGCATAGCCATAACAGCTTCACCAGCGAGAGCGAACATCTCAACTTCTTTCTGGCGAGCAAGAGTCAACGCAACCATATCGATAGTAGCATACTTCATTGCCTCGTCGCTGATGGACAGACCCACACTGAAGGTGGGAATGGTGCGAGTGACTTCAGAAGCAGTAATCAGCATGGTGTTAGCAGGCTCAGAAAGCTGAGAGATCTGCTGGGCACGTTTGTCCTGAGGGCCGTCTTTTCCGGAATAGGAAATGACAGGTTGCTCAGTACGGGCACTGGCTACAGTGGTGGTGATGGCTACAAGCTGATCGAAAGCGTTGGTAGCTGACATACGATCAACGGCCAAAGTATCTTCGACCATAGACATCAGCGCGGGTGGAAAGAGAATCCTACTCTGAACGGGGTTTTCCCGCGTAGTGTTAGCTGCTTCACGATCCGCAGGTGGGTCCAAGACAACTCGCAATGGAGTTGAGTTGACCCCGTAAGCATCAGACTTTTTTAAAGAACAACTGTTCTGAAACACACATCTGAACAAAGGTCTCAGTCTCGGAACAAGTCGGATACTTGTTATTGATGTACTGGCGCACAGTCAAATTACTATCGTGTGCCGCCCGGAAAATATCGGCGGAAAGTGTGACCTGCTGCTGGGCACCGGTCTTGTCTATAAAACTAGGCATATTCTTTTCTCCTTGAAAAGGTTTGTTTCTTCAGATTAAAGGACTCGTTCGATGATAACAGTATTATCCTCATCAAGGACAGTTCCATCCGCAGCTGCACTGGAAACGACTCTCCACTGAGGAGTAGCAACAACCAGCGCGGCAAGAGCTGCATTAACAGCAGTAGCCAGCTCTGCAACAGTCGCTCCGGTAGCAGGAGCCGCAGCAGCAACAACAGATTTAGCCGATACATATGGAAGACCGCCAGCGTTAGCGGTTCCGGCTGCGGCGTTAGCTGCAGCTTCAACCAGCCCACCGATAGCGAGAGCGCCGTCAGCTTCGCAGCGGACATAGCCGCGGTTGTTCAAGGTTGCCAGATGCAGGCCGTCTGCGGTTGCAGGCTCAATACCGACGATGAAAGCATCAATCGCTTCGCCGTCGGCACAGATTTGGTAAGTGTCTGGGGAAGTGGTGGTAAGACGAACTGGTTTGCCGACATCGGCATCAGTTACTGCACCTACAAGTTTCGCTGTGAAATACCCGTCGACGTTGACAGTCGGCATAAATTTAAACTTTGCCATATGGATTTCCTCCGTTTAGTGGCTGTTTGTTAAAGGCCGGTCGCACTGAAGCGGGCCTGATCAATACTGGTGATAGTAGCTTTCTTCTTCTCGGTGGTGGACTCTTTGGGCTTCACATGTCCACCAGCTTTGAAGTTTTTCTTAAACTGGGAATCAACTGCGTTGTACTCAACGACCAAAGATGAAGTAGAAAATTCACTAAAATCTACCTTAGACAGTCCAAGAGCAACACGCATGACGCCCATTCGTTCTTCAGCAATCACACGAAGAGGGTCCGACTTTGATGCTTCCAGTTTGGAAGTGAGTTCCGCAACCTGGGCAGTCAAAGTTTCGATCTGGCCGTTAGCTGCAGAAAGGTCAACTCCAAGGTTGTCGATCTGAGCAGTCAGTTGCAGTTCAGCCTCGGTTGGCTCCTGCTCGTCTTCTGTCTCTTCAACCAACAGTTCCTCAGAAGCTTCCACTTCTTCAGGGGTAAGCTTATCGTAAGCTTCCTGTGTGATGATATCCAGGTTATCTGGATCGGCTCCGGCTGTAATCGCAGCTTCAGCCATTGCCGCCGTAACGTATCTTTTTTCATACTTAGATCCTCCGTGTATGAAGTTTTATTGTTACTGTCGGCTGAGGCTGACAGCTGTTCAAAAACCCTGCTATAACTCATAATACCGTCAACCAATCCCAAGTTCAAGCTCTCAGATGCAGAGAACGTTGCACCGGTGAATGCATCAACGGAAATATTTGGTCTATTCTTGTACATCTGCTTCTGAAAGAGTAAGTTGGATTCGTCCACTTTCTTCTGCAGGTAGTTTTTATCTGACTCTGACAAATCTTTTGCCGGAGAGCCGATGTGCTTCATTGGAGAAGATTTGATCTCAGTTACCTTGATTCCATTCTTGTCCAGCAAACCTTGCTGGCTTACGTGCTGCAGGATCACACCGATAGAACCAACGTCAGCGGTCTCGCTCGCATAGATTTTATCTGAGGCTGCGGTCAGCCACACGCCACCTGATGCCAGCATGCCTGGTGTGTGCACTGTGATGGGCTTAATTGCATTCACCCGGGCCCACGCTTCAGAAACATCGCTGATCCCTGACACAGAACCGCCCGGAGTATCGACTGATGCAAGTATTTGCGTAACGCTATCGTCCTGCGCCATCATAGAAAGTGCATCGCTGATCCCAGTATATGTGGCAATCCCAAAGAATTCGGTGAAGAAGTTCCCAGATGACAACATCTTTCCTTCAATGGAGTACAGCGCGATCCCGTTGATAACCTTGTAAGGCTTATCTTCAGAGTCGTCGTCCTCGGACATCCCACTATATGATTCACGCTCGAGCAAAAACTTGTGCTGTTGTTCCTCTAACAGCCTCATCTCTTCCGCGTAAATGCTTGATATACTGTAGATTTTGTGCATCAGTTAACCTGTCGTTGAATTCGTTTTAGGTTGAGTGGTCCCTTGCTTCCTGTCCTTCTGGTCTTTGGTGTTGTTCAGCTGAGATCCACCAACACTGGTATTGGAATATGGATTATCCGTCGCCGCCACAGCAGACTTAAACCCTGTCCCAGAGAGCGGTGTGAAGTTCCCGGAAGGAAGATCACCGGTGAGCTTAATCGATGCCTCTTCATCAGAGATCAACCCTAAAGAAAGAAGTTCCAGTACTCGACTCTGTCGTACGGCCAGGAAGGTCTCTTCCTCGGTCTCAGGTCTGAGGCTTGGCTTCTTGTAAGTAAATGTAACAGTGACATCATGGCCTTGTAAACGGGCCGCAAGGGTAAAAAGATATGAATACAACTCATTGATCCGCCCTTGCAGGGACTCAACGATCTTCAAAAACAGCACAGCTTCTGAAGATGCTGTCGTCTGTGATTCACCACGACCAAGTATGGACGGAAGAACATGCAGTCCTGCCGACATCTGACCGTTAAGGATGTCTGAGTGGGTCTTCACGCTGTCATGTGCGGAGATATTTCCAGCGGTGAGATGCTCGACCTTGACCAGATCGAAATGTACAAGGGCATCCTCAGGGTTGAGGTTGGCCATCTTGTCATCAAGGCTGGTCAATAGTCCATCGAGTGCAGCCTTCAGCTTCTTCTGGTCGTACAGCACGTCAGGAGTAAGAGATTCTTTAAATTTCTCCAGGTCGATAGTAGCATTGACCCGAGGAAGTGAGGCCTTCCTGAACGACCTGCGTAGGTCATCAGTGAACTCTGCACTCGAGATGATAGATTGGATCGCCGCCTTGAACCAACTGGAGCTGTATGGTGTCTCAGGGTTTTGTGACAAGCTTATAATGCTTACCGCTGGACTGTCGAGGTAGATCGCTGCTCCAGTGTCCTGGATGTACGGCACATACCGATCCCCAGTACTTTCATACTTGAGTGAGTTCGTCGAAATCGGTTGGATGTTTACAGGGAGAAGTGTTTTATCTAAGACCAACTCTGCACAGCAGGATCCATTGGTCAGCAACTGCAACATCAAAGACTCTGCGTTGGAATTAATCGTCGACTGCTTACTAAATCCATCACTCAAGATGGGCAGCTTGTTAATTCTGGACGCAAAAGATTGAATAATTCTAGTTACTTCTGGGTTGATGGTGTCTGTCTCAAGGTCTTTTGCTACAAGAGAAAAGGAATCCGTGATCGAAAACCGCATAATTGATTCGACCGCATGAGAAACATCGGGAGAGGTGGCTGCATAATTCCGAACAACTTCTTCAGTTGATGCGCCATATCGCAAAGAAGTAAGGTCGGTATTCGTCTGATTGACCCTGTCGTCAGCTACCTGCGCCCCAACTCGGACCTTCCGTAAGAAGGCCGGGATGAACAGCCCACCAGCTTTAGGTTTTTCTTTGGCAGTAAATCAAATAGACCCATTCCTTGTCCTTTGCGTGAATTTTGGTTATAACCTAACAGGAGATTAGACGAGTATTCCAAATTATGCAAGAGTAATTTGCTTGACATTGCAAAAAGTGCAAGGTGGTGTGGCTATGATGGGGCTTCAGGAGAAATCTGAGAAAGAATTATGGCAGCTATTAGCCAAGTACAGAGCTATGCGCCAATCATGAGTAACAAGAAGAGTCATTCAGTTGATTGGCCAAGAGATTAAACAGAAAAAACGGTTAGGTCTATAAATCCTGCTTCATCCTAAAGGTCGAGAACAATGAACCAGTCGGCAGGCTGAGGCTGTTCACATGACCTTGATAGAGGATCTTGGACGCAGCTACAAAATAATTGAGGGTATGCCACAAATGATCTTCAGCAGACCCGCCACTCTTCCCAGCGTTGGACTTTATCCAGGTGTATCGCACATCTTGAAACCTGTAGTCACGAACTCTGCGCATGTCACCGATATGTTTGACTAATTTATCGTCGAACGGCCCACGATTAAAGACTATCTGGGCGGACATCAGCATCCCCGCAGTATGATCAAAGAAACTGTTCTTATTAATGTTGATTTGTCTAACAGACTCAGCGTCATTTGACTTTAATTTGTATAGTTCTGGCTGCGGATTGACTGGCGCAGTGTAAATTGCTGGCCAAAACTGTGGATTTTTGATGGAAAGTTTGTGTACTGTGTCCAAAAAAGGCAATGAATCCGACACTATACAGGATATATTCTGCATCTTTATAAGATTATTTACCTCATATTCCAAGGATTCTACTGGGATTATTTGGATATGATCGACGTAAAGTACGTTCTGAGTAACCACTCCCGACATCCAATAGCTGATTTTACCTAGATCCAGGCCCGCAACCCTCGCCCCTTCCGGCGCACCCTCGTTGGAAAACTGTATTTGAGACAGGTCTATGGTAGAATCTGCCAGTCTTGCAGTCAGTCCCAGTGCTTGGTTCCGGAATTCTGAAATACTAGAGTAGGTCAGCTGAGAAGTAACCAGGTCTCGAGGCTTGATGAACTCAGGGGCATCGAAGGGTGTTAACCGAACATGGATTTTCCGATAGTGCCCATCCTCGACAACCCAAGCTCTGTGTTCAGGGGTTAATATGGAGGGAGTCAAACAGTGTGGGCAGTGGTGGTATGCCTCATCTGTGGTCAACCCTAGTGTTCGCAGCTTGTCTGCAGTGAGGGACTCCAGGGGATCCTCATATCCAGGTATCTTCACCTGCTCAAAGTAGTCGGGGAAGTATTCTTTCTTGCATTGATGGCATTTTATGATCTGTTGATGCAGTTGTCTGCCTGCGGCCTCTCCGTTGATGCCAACTCCCAGAGCTGTTGGCGTACTGAAACCGATACGAGGCTTATTTAAAGAGTGCGTCTGCCGACTCCTGAGCCCCGTATGAACGTCGTAGTCAAGTTTGTCTAACTCATCAGAAATTGCTAGTGTTATCGGCCTGTTAATCAAAGTTGCCTTACTATTAGGTGAAGCTCCCAAGGCATACAGCATGCTGTTGTTGGTAAACCGCTTAACAGTTCCGCTGTCAACGTTCCTATCCGTGAGAGATTTTAAAAGAGGGCTCTGCTCGATGATAGGTGCCATCCGAGTTTTTAAGACTTCAACTGAGAAGCTAATAGATGGCATGAGGTAAGCCACTGAATATCCAGGGAATAAAGCCATCTGACCGAGCGCAACCCTGTAGATAATTTCTGACGCACCAATCTGCGATGGCTTCTCCATAGTCAGGTCCACATCAGGGTCCTGCTCAATCAATCGCACCACGTATTCCTGATACTCATGTCCCACATAGGAGAAGGGGCGGAAGTTCAAGTAGGTTTCTTCGGCTATGAAACGGACCAGGCTGTTACTCTCTGGACTTAATCCAGCTCTAATCCTCTTCAGGTAATGATCAGTGTTCAAGTTCTTCTCCCAACACAGCCTCAAGGTCAGCCATGAAGTCTTCGTATTGCTCTGGTTTCAGATATTTACGGACAGTCTCGATCGTCACCCGCTCAACCTTCATCATGCGCTCCATATTTACAATCTCGGCCTGGCTTTTGGTCAGGTCACGCAGCATCGACGACAGAGAGTTCAGTGCTGCTGCCCTCGAACTGAAGCTCTGGCTTTCATCGTCCTCTGTCTCACGAGCAAGGTCTTCCAATCGAATCAAGTGTTCGTTGATCTTTTCATTCAGGTCTAGCTTCATGCTGTCCTTTTAGATAGTGGGTTATGCATTCTATACAAGATGGACTCCATCTGCAGTCGTTGCTTCTCCAGCTCTTCGATAGCTTCAAGAACTCTTGGGGTTTGTGTATGAAGATTAAGATCATTCAGGGAGGACTCGATCCGCTCTATCTGAGTCTGAACGTCGTCTTTCGTCAGCTTGGTTCTCATTGATGTGCTCCTTAATCAGAGTTCGCAGGGTTGTGCTATATTGGCGACCGGTAATCTTGATGAAGTCGTCATGGTCTTTGTCTGTAAGCCGAACTGTCAGGCTGTTTCTGAGCTTATGTTTTTCATGGATGTATGATATACCGCTTTCATTGGTTTGTCAAACATTTTCTTTTGGGGAATTTGTGGCTTGTGTTGGAAGCGGTACAATGGAAGCGGTACAATGGAAGCGGTACGCGGTATAACCATCCCCAGAAGCTGGACGCGGTACAATGGAAGCGGTATAACCATCCCCGAGCGATGTACAAAGTTTGTCAAACAATTCTTATGGGGTATTCCGGGGTCGAAAATTGATCTATGCGACTGCAACATTTTTGTTGCACCTTGTGCCGGTATACGTCATATGCTGTAAGTAGTTGATATACCTCAACAATATACCATGTGCAAATTTTGCGCACACTAACTGCGTGGTATCATTAAATAAAATAGCAAGTGCGCAAAAATAAGTCGTATAGTGTGCAAAGTTTGCACACACCACAATGTGGTACACTATATATGGTGTATATCATCTATATATCATCTATATATAGCATGGTTGTTAGGCACTACAAAGTAGTAGTACAATTAAGCCCAATAATGTGTAATGATATCACACAGTTATGATGGTTGGCACACATCGTGCAATATATATGGTGTCTGACAGAGGTTGGACAAAAGGAGCGAATAGCTCCACCTGGTAGAGATACCATAACGTGACACCTTATGGGGTGACCACATAAGAAAAGATTAAGGGTGACAAAATGATAAAAGCATTAATTAGATTATTCAAAAAGACGGAAGTAAATAAGATCAGGAAGGTCGCTGTTATCTGTATGATAGACAACAAAGTCTTGCTACGTGGCAAAAACTAAACAAGTAGTCAAAATTAAAGAGGAGAAACACCATGACGAAACTACAAAGACGATATGAAGAAAAATTGATTGCCTCACGAGTTGCACATTATGCACAAGTTGCTCTCAACACGTTGAAAGCAAAGGTTGCTAGTGTATCAACCACTATTGATACATTAGGAGTTACCTTGCAGGCCACAAAATCTTTCGGTCACTCAGTAAGCGCACAACGAAACAAGTTGACCTCCGCTTACCAGTGGCTAGTAGCTGACCACGTTTACAATACTGACAGTTTAACAGCTATACTTTCTCACTGGCTGGAAAAAAGCGAATTAGTTGGAGAAGCAAAGCGAACAGTCAAAGACGCCCTTCAAAATGCAATAAACCAATGGGGTGAAGGCAATGTTACTTGTGAGATTAATGAGCGCACAACTAAGACCAAAAAAGCCGGGATACATATTCACAATCACTTGACCTTGGAAGCCACGACAAAGCAACTGGAAGCCGATAGAATCAGGCGACACAACGAAGCATATCAAGCTAGCGTGAAAGCACTTACAAAAGCTTTCAAAGACCATGGACACGCTCTTTATGATGCCCTTGCAACTCTTGAAATGGAGCGACAGGAAGTCAAAGCTCCGACCACCGAAAAATCAGACGTTGCGAAAGTCAAGACCGCTTACGAGCAACAAGCCGAAACGGTGGAAGCAAAAGTCAACGCCGCAAAAGCGAAAATGTTCGCCGAAATGATGGCATAAATTTTATAAGGGTGGCTAAACAGCCACCCTTATTTTTTGTCCACCTATTTAAGTATTTAACTAAATAGCTTATGTGGTCACCCCATAAGGAATAACAGCCATGGAAAACTATAACAACCCGCAACAAGAAATTATAACACCTGTCAATAACCAAGAAACGGGCAAACCTTATGCATCGAAGAAATTCAGCATAACTATCCTTGACCTTGCCGAAGGTTATAAGCCAAACTACAAAACTTATTGGTGGGTTGTCAGAAAGAAAGATTTGTCCTTTGTTTGTAAGGCTAAAGACCGAAACCACGCCGAACAAATCATAAAAAATTGCAAGTGCCAGGATGTTTGGCGTGTCGAAGGACAAACCGAGCACGAAGAACTTCTAACAGCACGCAGCAACGTCAACAAAGGACAATATCAAGGCACTCATAAAGTCCTTGACGTTCAACAACGATACAAAGCCAAAGAACTGGACTTCGACCGAGAAAGACTAACCGAGCAAAACAGAATTGTAAAAACTCGGGAACTTATAACTCGAAAGAATGAAATACGAAAAACCATTGGGATCAACGGACTTCGACAGGATATAAAAGAACGTGCTGGAAACAACCTGCCAACGTACGAAGACCGCGAAGTTCTGACCAATATTCTTGTCGAAGATGCCAAACGGCAACTTTTTAAGGAGTTTCTACTATGAAATACTTCTTCCTGATAATGATAATGTTCTCCCCATTAATCTACCAACTAGTGACAATACTATGAAAATCTTACTCATTATATCTTTATTGTACCTCGCGGTGGCATTAGTCGAAGGAATGCCATAAAGCCACCGCCACGCGAAAACAAGCAAGATCTATACAAACGTACCAACCCAAACCCAAAAGGAGAAACAGCCATGGAATTTAACCACCTCAAACAAAAAGCCCTACTCGAACAAGCAATCAAGATGCACAAAGACCCAAAGAACACGCAACTTATCACCCGTTATCATCAGATCTTACAAGCAAAAACCCTAAACGACCTAAATCCGAATCCTCAATTATCCTTCGAAGAATATACGAAGTTAATTGACATCGCATATTCTGCAGTCAGCCTCAATGCTCACATGCGAATTACGATAGAAAACAACCTTATAACCAATGCCGAAATCGCCCCGCCAGGAACACGTGGCTTCAGCAGCCCGAAGTCATTCTTGATCTGAGTCTGACTTCGACTCTGGCTCCAACTTGATTCCAGAACCGACAGCGTTGGCTTTCAAGCTGATTTCCATTGCCTTGAAAGCCAACTGCAATAAATCTCTATCCATTCGCTTAGTACCAACCATCGTATCAAGAATATTGACTGCGAGTGCGTTCATCAATGCCATTTGCAGTCCTGCCATCCTTTTAAAATCTAACTGTGTTGGTGTTGGACAATCATCGACCAACGACTTCAAAAGTCCGACCGTGCGATCAACAGCGTCGCCAGAACCTTTTCTCGGTCTGATTTCAGATTTCATTGTGTCTAAAAAATGCTCCATTGTCATTAGCTCCTTTCCTCAGGGGTATTTAGCGGCAGCTGAAAAATGTAAAAAACAAAATGGGGGACTTGGGGGACTTGGGGGACTTAAAACCACCTCCTCACTATAACGCAGTATTGAAGATTGAAAAACCCTATTAAGGTAAAAAAAAGTCCCCCAAGTCCCCCCAAAACCCGATAAACATAATAATAACGGGAAGTTTATCTGGGGGGACTCACTGAAAAAGTCCCCCAAAAGTCCCCCAAAGGGTCCCCCATAAATTTTTGTTTATCCCACTTTGTAGTACCAAATTAAAAATGGGGGGACTTGGGATACTTTGAAAACAAACTTCCAAGGTATCCCCAAGTCCCCCACCCCCTCCGGGTCCCCCCAAGTCCCCCACAAAAATGGGGGACTTTGCCCAATATCCAACTTCCAAAATGGGGGGTTGGGGTACTTCTAAAATCGACTTCTAAAGTATCCCAAGTCCCCCATTTCCTAACAACCTACTCAACATTTTCAATCCAATGTTTCCTCGGTTGATTAGACTTTGTGACGTGGCGGACAAACTTTAGACCTCCGCTGATCTGATAATCACTCAAACTTTTGAGTGCATTCCCCGTCGACTGGGAACTCATTGCAGCCCGTTGGTTAACGTCAATCAAAGCGTCCCTGAGGGCTCCGCATTCATCTTCCTTGAGTGCCCGGATCTGATCAGCTGCAGATTGTTCCTCTGGTCGAAGATAATCAGCTATGGCCAGATAGATGTCTTTGGTGTAGAAGACGTTCCCAATCCCAAAGACGTCAGCAAGCAAGAAAACTATAGACTTAACAGATTGATTTTCTTCAGATTGAGTAGCTGAGATGTCAAAACCACCACTGATATCGATCTGAGTTTCGCCTAGGATCGGATTCCTGACTACTCTGTCCCAGAATTCTAATCCTGAGGTGTGGTCTAACTTGTCAGCCATAGTTGTGCCCTCCTGTAACATTTTTAAGATACACCCCATAGCTTCCACTCTGTGTGTATCGCAATACTCAGCGATTCTTTTAATCTGAACTGGCCGTCGTTCCGGGTTGTCCTTCTCTGCCCGTAATTGAACGGTCATGATCCTCCTGGCCAGTTCTGCAGCGACTTTGATGTCATTCCCAATGAATACAAACATTGCCCGGGCGTCCACTGTTATCTCTTCACTCAGCCCAAGAAGTCTGCCTTCAAAACAACCTGCGGTAATCAGCTGAGCGAGGTCTTCGTTGTCAATAGCCTTCTTCTGTTTGATGTTGTCGTACAGCATGCATTCTTTTCCACGCCGAAGGTAGGATACGAGTTCCTTACTCATTTCTTCGGAACTCTCCTTCCATCTCACTGAAGGAAATAGTTTTCCATACACAACCCTGCTGACGATCTCAAACAGAGTTGATTTTCCGGTTCCTGGTGAATTTGCAGTAATAAGATAACCTGGACATCCTCCGTCTATCCCAAGACGGGCGACCGCAGTCATTAGCATGGAGACGAATAAAGCTGGACCCAGTTCCGGGTCAGGGAACAGCATATCCACACAGAAGAGCTCAATAAGCCTGTTATAGCAGTCCATAAATGGACGATCATCAATCTTAAACTGATCACAATCCTGAAACATAATCCCATCCTGAAAACCATCTTGTAGGCCAATGATTTTCCCATTTAATAAGGTTGGGTGGGAAGCAAAGCCTCTGATCTCCTGAGCAGAGATATCTGGATAGTCCATCAGCATCTCAACACAGTGTGGAGGGACTCGGATGTTCTCAATTGTCGACTTCTTACCTCGGGTGACATAGCTTGTTCATATAAAACGAATTGCTCACAGCGTTGCTCAAAAATTACTTTTCTTATACATTTGAAAACTATTATCTTTATTAACAAACCCGAGAAGGGTCATGAATTTATAGTACCCCCATTTTCCAGTTATAGTAGAGACTGCATGATCCATCTCTTCAACTACCCGATTTAATTCAGTTTTGTCATAGAAGATCTCTACTCTCCCAACACCCTTACCTGGAGGTATAACCAGACCTAAATCAATTGCGATTTGGGAAACTGCAGCTTCATTTAACCCTGAGTTATCATACGCCCTTTGAAGTTCATCCGGGCTGTCCTTTAGAACTTCGGTTACTTCTTCGATGGACATATCTGGAACATACCCTTGTTCAGCGACCAACTTGGTCGACTCTGAAAAAATTTCCATCGCAAACGAGAAGGGTGAACAGTTGGAACGAATTGTATTGTCGTCCTTCCTCCAATATTGGGGGCGTTGGCCGGTGAAAACGTGAAATCGGTTGTCGTCGTACAGTTGTCCCCCCCAATTCTCTTATCTGGGGCGCCAGGCCTCCCCCATGTAGTCCCGTTTTTCACTCGGCCAACCTTCACCCATCCATGGTCCTTCAGGATCTCGGAGCAATCAACCTGCTTGGCGTATACAGTGCCTGGGTAGTCTATTACGAGTTTAGTTTCTTTCTATTTTGTGGTCTCATGCATGCCCTTGGCCAAGTCGCCAGGGACCTCATGGAAAAGTCGAGCTATAGCTAGGATAGAGGTTACATCCTGATCTGGGATAGGTTTCAAGTCCTCAATAGAACCTTGTAGAATCTCATAACCTGGTGACGGGTGCACTAAAAAGTATCCCCTCTCACCTTTGGTTTCTAACTTAGTGGGGGTTATAAAGAAGTCTCCACTTGTATCACCTTTTTTCTGTACGCCTTGATACTTGGACGGCCTATCTTTCCAGGAATGGGGACCTGGACCATCAACTTTTAGGTGGGCCTTGGCGATCTTATGGTTTCCAATCACAAGAGATTCACTCCTGAATAGAATACCATAGCCATTAGGGGTCTTGGTGAATACGAGACGGTCTTGGATATCAGGGTGCTTGGCTTTAATCATTGCCAGTAAAGGCTCTCTTGTATCCGGGTCATCGATATCTAAATCAATTAAGTTACCACTGACGGCTCCACCTACTACAGCACACAGTTTTGAGCCATTGAATCTTTTTGGAATTTCGTCTTCGGTTATAATTCTCCCCATGAATTCTTCCCAAGGACCCGGGTTGTTCTTCGCTTTGACTGGGAAAACGGACAACCCTGCTCGAATCATCTGTAAGGCTGCTTCTTGAATTTCAGAGGTCATTAGCAATCCCCCTTACCAAGCAAATCATCGTAAGAAACTGCACCCCCTGTTCGTTTTAGGATCTTGTAAGCGTTCGTTAATGTAACCGTGCCTCCTTTGCATATACTGTAGACTGTGGAACGTTTTACCTTCAGGTGTGCTGAAAAGCTCATCATAGCTGTAATTCTTGGCAACTCTAAATTCTTCTAGCTTCATTCCCTAACTCCCATTTTAATGTTGCATTTGCTTTTCCGAATGTGTATGTTGAATCTGTAATCTAAACGAGCTTGTAAAAATTCGCAAGCATTAAATGTTCGGAAATTCAAATGGGGAACAGAAATGACAGTTAGAATTAAAGCAATCAAGACAACAGTAGACGGTATAATTTTCAGATCTAGATTGGAAGCTACCTGGTATCTGTACTTCAAACGTCTAAAGTTGGGCCCAATGTATGAACCTGAGACCTTCGAGATTATGAGCAGGTACACTGACCTGCCGAGTGAAGAAAGCAGGGTTAGAACCCTGGGGAACTACCTCCCAGATTTCTATCTTAGGGCTCTTGATGCATACGTAGAAATAAAGCCGGACATGGAAGAGTACGATCTTAGAAATGAGAAGAGTATGATGAGGGCAGTTATTCTTGGATATACTCACAGGACTATCATTGTTCAAGGTCCTCCAATGTTCTATCACGCTTTTAGGGTAGATGAGAGGCACAAAGGGAGTCCTGAGGGTACTAGTGTGAAATTTAAGCCCATGGGAATCGATGGTCTGGGCCCTGTACGTATGAACGGCTGTTATCCAGATGAATGTCGACCTGAAGACTGGAATGATCCTAAAATCGGTGGCTTCTTCTGGCAGAATCCCCGAGAGTTAGGTACTTCTGTAGACAACACCGGAAATCTTTTAGCAAATAGATGCTGGAATGATACCGGATGGAAAATCAACCAAAGGAAATAAAATGAAGAAAGCAATCTTAATTCTAATACTGCTCGCAACCCCAGCGACACTAGCAACTGCAGCAGCCGAAGAAACAATTCATGAGAGGTGCACTGCTATAAGCCAGCTTGCGGAGCAGACAATGAGGAATAGGCAAAATGGTGTGCCCATCGTTAAGATGATGGAAACCTCGCAGGAGGAGACACCTGTGGGTAAACTCGCTAGGGCAATCATTCTAGACGCATACAAGCGGCCGAAGTTCCGTACGAAAAGCTATCAGGTAGAGGCGGCCACGTCGTTCTCCAATGACATTTATCTTGAGTGCATAGAGGAGTTGAAATGACTAAGGAAGAACCCAATGGTCTGCCCTGAATGCGATTGGAAAGGGACGTGGGGCGATTGTGAAATTGAGATGGACTCCGAGGGCTGGGAGTATCCTGAATATCAAGTAGCTCTCTGCCCAAGATGCGGGGAGATAACCGACCATAATTAAAGAGGAGGACCCGGAATGGAACTGGAACACCTAAAGGATTTAGCGTTTAGGAAGAAATTAACGAAATCCCAACTGGCCTTGGCTGTGGCCAAGGCTAAGAACAAGGATCATGACTTGGATTTAACTGACCTTGGAGTAGGGACGACGACTCTCCTGCGTGCCAAAAAAGTATTAAACCGGGGAGTGCCCTCTTTGGTAAAGGCCGTGGAAGATGGCAGGATGTCTGTCCGGGCTGCGTACGATTTATTAGTGGCTACCCCATTTGACCAGGTAAAAGCAGCTGAGGCCGCCACTAAAGCAGACTGCCGGGGGCGGTACATAGAGAAAACTGTGCCAACGCCAAGGCACATACTGAAGAATGGGGTTATGTACGAAGCCTTACGCTATGCTGACATGGCTATTGCTCAGCTCGATAGGATAAGCCTGGAGGATCCAAACAGAGAAGCCGCTCGCAGCAAGTTGCTCGGGTGGATAGAGAAAAATCTTTCTTAAAAGAGGAACCAAAATGAGAATCGACGAAAAAATAAGAACCACCATCAATTACGAAATGTTTGAGCTCCACGAAATGAATCGAGATATCGGAAAGATAGACGCACTGGTTGCTTCCATGAAGAAGTATGGTTGGATAGCAGCTTACCCTGCCCCATGTGACCCCCGGACCCCAAGGAAACCTGCAGATTAAAGCTGGTCACCATAGGTTTGAAGCCGCAAGACGTCTGGGTATAGCCGTTAAGTACGTCGTCTGCGACGACGGTGGCGTAGGCATTCAGGAGCTGGAGGCCGCTACCACTAAATGGTCCATAAACGACTATCTCATGTCATATGTGAGAGCTGGCAACCCTAACTACAGAAAAGTAAAGGAGTACTGTGACGAGACCCGTATTCCTTTAATGTGTGCGATTTCTTTATGTAAGGGGTTATTCGGCAGGGGGTGGTAGAGCACTGAAAAAGTTTAAGTCTGGTGACTATGTGCTAGGTGACCAAGATCACGCCGACGACATTAAATTTACAGTCTTAGTACTCCTCTCAATTGGATTTAAGCCAGCCGTATCTTCCAATTTTGTGATAGCTCTGTCCAGGATGCTTCGGGTTGAAGATTTTGATAAGCGGGTTTTCGTTCATAAAGCCAAACTGCACCCAGACTTACTGCAAAAGCAGGTGGATGTGTCGAGATACTCAGAGATGATTGAGTTTGCGTACAATTTCGGAGCCCGTGTTAAGGATAGACTTCCGCTTTCATTCTTGGCTGATGCTGCTGCTAGGGAAAGGAAGAACAAACTGACGGGAGGGAAGAAATAAAAACCTTGTTGCTGTTCATAGTTCTCACCACTCAGACCGGGTGTGTGGAGCTGCTGAACCCCCTGAACCCTTGGAGTGTCATGATCAATGTGGTGATGCTGCCACAGACGATCGAGGATATTAAAACACTGATAGCAGGAGATGAAAATGAAAAAGAAAAGACACTACTACCCTGGAGCAGACGGCTGATGATGTACATTTTTGATCATTCCTGTGAGAAGGGGCATTGGTCGTGGTACGGTTGTCATGCAGGTTTCCAAGGCTGGAATGAATTCATCAGGGGGCGCGTTGAAGAAAGCGTGACCAAGTATCGAGCTGAAACTTGGAGGTAATCCTATGCCCTGCAACACCTGCAAATGGAAAGGGAGGACTGACGTGTGCTCTCCTCATAAGAGCATGCAGGCAATGATGGAAGACCTCTGCCCAGACCAATGGGGAGGTGCGTCCGCGGCATTCTTCCAAAGGCACCCGACGATTGAGATTCGGTTTTTGAATAGAGCTGTAAACCGAACCAATTCCCTTATTGATGCCGGTCTAAAAAGGGACCTCATCCGAATCCAAGAACAATGTCTACAGAGGATTTTAGAAAATGATCTGTGACACCTGTATATATAAGGGCAGGAACGACTTTGTCTGCCAACCTGCAAAAATGATGAAGGCTGCTATGGGATACGGCTGTGCAAGTCCTAGTGCAGTCTTCAGCCATATTGGGCGCCAGTTCTTTTGGGATCACACTGACGTAGAGATTCGAGAGCTGGTAAAGATCTTCAATTCTTGCGCGAGCCAACGTGCTTCTGAGTACAGGGTCGTGCTTGAGCAAATTCTAGAGGAGAGTATGAAATGAGATTTAAAATTCAAGATAAATGGAAGTGGGTGTCGGAAGACCGTTGTGGGAGACAGTACTTCTATCGGAATCAACCAACCTTAAAGGACAATGGTGTTTGGTCAATAGACCGCTGGCACTCTACCCACTCCCCCATCACCTTCGACCTCGGACCAGATTACCGTGACAGTCTCCATCAGGTAGTTGATGGGGAGCTGGTGAAGTGCAAAGAACCTAAACCAGTTTGCGCCGACTGTGAAGAGTCTAAGCGCAAAGTAAGGGCATTGGCAGAATCAAACAACGTTGAGACTCTGCTGAGAGCTTGTCGTGGGTTAGCTCTGGACCCAATGCCGTCAACCCTAAAAGTTGATGACAAGGTCTGGGTTGCCAGTTCAGTAGCCGATGGTTGGGTACCTCGGCATTACAGCGGGGCTAGTTCAACCCCTGGGAACATCTGGTGCTTTAACAACAGCCGAACATCGTTCACAATTGGGAAAGGAGGCACCACCGAGTGGTCAATCTGGAAGCGAGCTATCGACGGGGTCGATCCAAATGAATCTTGAACTGTATCTAGTAGGGATAGTCGTCGTATGCTTTATCTTCATGACGCTTGCCATACTGTCTGACCTTTGGTTAGCGGTTCGTCTGCTGCTCCTGATCACCTTCGGGTTTATGATTTGGGGGGTCACCGGGGGATCGAGAGGGTTTCGGATTGAGTTCACGGCTCACGGTGAGGAGCGAACTATATATATAGGAGTACGAAGATGAAATATAAATACGCGAATAAGAGGATAGACCGTCTCGCAGACAATTCAGAACACCAACAGACGACAAGGTTCATTTTTCCGATGGTGGCCTTCTGGATGGACGAGTCACGTATAGGTCGAGTGGCAATATGTTTCGGATGGTGGCGCTGGACAGTGCACTTCTTCTTTAACGTGAGCACTGGGGGTGTAGTAAAATGACACTCTATGAAGAACTAAAGTCAAAAGGGATTAAGATTTCCAGCCATGCGTCTGACCTCTATTGCCCTTGCACGAATGAGACAGTGGAGATCATCAAGCGGCACAAGCACTGCAGCACCAGATTTATTAATCAGGTCGAGGGCGGGGTATGGATTGATGTGCCGTTCGCTTATGACCCTTGGTGGGAGGTGAGGAGATGACAGAGAAACCTTTGGATGCTGTATTTCAAAGCATCATAGATTCAATTGTAGTTTGGGAGAAGAAAATACACCACAGGTGATCGGTGCCCAAGTAAAAAGACTTTAGACAACGGACGGGAAACCATAATTCTAAAGTTGCTGGGCTTTGATAATCGGTGGAGTGGGAAGTGGGAGCTCGACCACTGTAATGGGAGGGCGGGGAATTCCCCGGCCGGGGATTACCTGAAGGGGGTAGCTTCAGAGGAAATTAAAAAGTGGTTTGATTCTGTTGAGCTGCCTCCCGTGGGCGATATTTTAACCAAGTCCATGGTAAAGGATTACAAATCCAGAGTCAAGCGGTTGGTGGGAGAGGGACTAAAGCACGCCGCAGATAGAGAAGCAGAGAGAATAGTTGATTCCATCATTAAGGACCTTACAGAAACAACTAAAGTGGACGATTACCTCACTATGAAATCGTTGATTGAGGAGAATAACAAATGACCAAAACCAAGGAAGGGTAGAAGGCCTTCCAGCGTAAGAGCAATCCACAATCATTAGGAAGTCCATAGGAGGACGTTATGAAATTGCAAGGTTAATGACCTGCTAACGCTCATCACTCAGTACGGTGGGCGTTAAGGAGTTCGATTAACTTTAAACTTAAGAAGGAGAACCGAGATGAACATCGTAATCGTTTGGCTGTTAACCCTGGTTGTATCAATGTTTGGCGCCTTCGTAGGGCAGGTGCTCTGCACCCAACCCTGGGCTATCTGGACGGTTGGGGCGCTAACTGGGCTGGTCGCAACGAACCTTTTTCTAGGCCTAAAATATTAGACAAGGAGACCTGAAATGAAATTCAAAGTCTGGGCAAGGATAGAAGTCTGTGACGATAACGAAGATTCCCATGTGACGCTTGACCCTGAAGTGTGCGAGTTCAAGGTTATAAATGCTGACACTCCTCAGGAGGCAGCATACTACCTTGGTCGAGTATCGTACGATATCGGATGTTCCGTATCGTAGAACTATTAAACACAGGGATGTTGAGTGACACCCTGAGAACTATGAAAGAGGGGAAGGTTGGCGGAACTGGTAGACGCTAGGATGACTAGATAGTGTGATAGGCTCGGAAAGGTCATCGGTGGTTGAAAAGTCACTCTATCCTGCAGGTTCGAATCCTGCACCTTCTTACTTTAAACAACAACACTGGAGAACAACAATGAACAATGTAAAAGTTTACACAGCTAACAGCACCACGTACTTAGGAATCCGCGAGAAGAGTGTCATCGTTGGACTGCAGGTCAAAAATACTACGGTCACCCAGGATGTCTGTGCCGATTACTTTAAGGCCGTACAGATGGGAGAGGTCTTGAACATCGAAGTCGGGAAGAATACCGATGTCATTTGCCGGGAGTTGTCCCGTCGAGAGAAGTTGAATTTCAGTGCGGTTTCGGCAGAGTTCGAAGAGGCCAAGGTTCTGGCTGAGGACTGGCTGGTGACGAAAGTCTTTGATGAATTCCGCAACTCGGGAAAGCAGTAACCTCAGGTGCGGCAGGCAGGGGGTTGGGGCTCGGGATTGCCTCAACCTCAGCACTTGAGGAGCATGAGAAGATGCACGCTGAGTACCAGCAGCTCTGGTCGGCCGCCGCGGGCGAGCCCACAAACCGTCAAGTTAAACGACAACCTAATTCAATTCAAATGATCAAGGACGACCTCCTACGTCGAGGCGATCGAGGAGCAAAATTTGGCAGGGATGCCCTACTGCTGGACTACGTAAACAATTTTCGCTTAGTCTTAGAGACTGGGAAGTCTCCCACTGAGGACTTCGTGGGGGTGCGGTTCTTTAATGGGAACGGAAAGCTGTCTCCCAAAGTCTACTGCTACAAAACTCAGTGTGTGAAGAAGGCGCGAAAGGGTGACCTGGTTGTGGTCACAGTAGCTGCATCCCGGGGCATTGTACAGGTGGTTGAGGAAGGAAAAGATTTGACAGACAGTCAACGTCTGTCAGCGACCAAGTTTCTTTATGGAGTGATTGGGGAGTAGGTTATGATCGCTCATTGTCTAATCTTGGGGTGGATTTTAATCGGACCTCCTCTGGAGGTCCCACACTCCACACCGAATGTAGTGTACATCAAATGTGAAAAACCAAAGAGGAGGTTGAGATATGGATTACGTGTTGATAAGAGGTAAGGAATCCGGGCTGTTTGCTGGATACCTGGAAAGCCGAAATGGAACTGAAGTTGTCTTACGTTCGGCTAGATGGATTTGGTATTGGGAAGGAGCGGCAAGTGCCGCTCAGCTAGCTGTGGGCGGGACTTCAAAACCTAAAACCTGTAAGTTTACTGTTGCCATTGATAAGGTAGAAATGCTGGATGTCGTTCAAGTATTTTACTGCACTGAGAAAGCTAAACTCAGTATAGAAAATGTTCCAGAGTGGTCAGCATGAACGGCTACGGCAGCGGCACCGACAACGGCTACGGCAGCGGCACCGGCACCGGCACCGGCTACGGCACCGGACAACGGCAGCGGCTACGGCAGCGGCACCGGCTACGGCAGCGGCACCGGCACCGGCTACGGCACCGGACAACGGCTACGGCACCGACAACGGCACCGACAACGGCACCGGCACCGGCTACGGCGACGGCAGCGGCTACGGCACCGACAACGGCACCGGCTACGGCAGCGGCGACGGCAGCGGCTACAATGAGTTCCTAGCGTGCGCTAACTGCAGGTTAACCAACACCCCTGACTGTATTCCCGCGTACCAAATGCAACTCAAGATTTTGGGAACTGTGTTTTGCGTTAAGCTCCAAATAACTGTAGGAGGTTGAGATATGGAACAAAAATAACCGAGTTCGTCTCGGTTCAGATGATCACCCATAACCGCACACCTTGTCCAGCTATGGTTCACATTCCAACACAGATTCCGTTGAAAATCTGGGCCGCTGTTGAAGGTCTGGAAGAAGGCGCTTGGTGGGCAATGGTCGGCTACGCTGAACGTGCCGTGCAGTTAGACTGCGTCCATTGGGAAACCAAAGACAGCGACTTCCTGTTCCCGTGTGCCAACTTTGTTGATAGGTACATGGATTTCGTCGGCACCGGTGAGAAGACCATAGAAGAGGTTTCTGCTGAGCTGATGATTAAGGTCATGCGCGAGAATTTTTAATTGAAGAGGAGATCTAAAATGGGAACAAACTATTACGTTGAAACAACCACCTGCAGATGCTGTGGCCACAAACCTGAGAGGATTCACATCGGTAAAAACTCTGTCGGTTGGGAGTTTATGTTTGAGGCTCAAGAACTAATCAGATCCTTCAAATATTGGCGAATATATTTGATCAACAAACAAATCGTTGATGAGTACGGTCGAGAAGTCAGTTACACAGACTTTCTTGGGGTGGTTTACGACAGCCGCGACGCAGGAGCAAAGAATCACCATGACTATTGCCAGAACAAGGGGTATTCGGGAACGTTCAAGGACGATGAAGGCTGGGCGTTCATCGATGGGGAGTTTTCCTAATGAAAGAGATAGAAGGAATTCCATTGTGGCTGTACACCCCTCAGGGGAAGTGTTACATGAACGGACATCGCAGGATAAATACCTACCATGTTCATGTGGTGTTGGCATTCAAGGGGTATTTTCATAACATCAATTCAAAGAACGTTGGCATTGTCACCCTCGCCAAGAGGGTGGAAGGTTTTCGTTATGATATGGCCAGAGCTGAGGCTAAAGAACTTTGTGATGATCCCAGCAACTTCTTGATCCAACTATTAGGAACCTCTGACAAACGAACCAAGAAGTACAAAGAATTCAAGGTGTTGTGCGACCAATATAAATCTTTAATCATGAGGAAAAAGCTATGCCAATAATTTATATTGATAGATCGGTTAAGAACGGAGAGAAGGATCGTCATCCGTCTCTCGTCGTGGATGAAATGCATCCATGCCATAGAATGGTACGGGAAGCAATCGATGGGAAATCGGTGTTCAGATTCGACAGGGTGCAGGCTTATGCCATGTATGAGTGGTACTGCGAAGGTTGGAAATCGAAAGACTTGTACGATGAGTTTGGAGAAAAAGTTTCTGAGTACACCTTCCAGGACATCCTTAAGAAGTCCCACTACATGATTCCCGATGGGAAGAAAATGGTTCCATCTCTCGAGACCATCGAGGATCTGTATGCTGCTATTGAGATGGAACGTAAGATTTTAGAGAGCAATGGCGATGAAAATAGTTAACCACCCACTACACACAGACATCCTTGTCATCGAACGCTCTTTCATTACCGATGAGGGATACTTTGGAGTTTGTGTTTTCACTCAAATGGGCCACCGCTGTGGGTATGTAGGAGTCGACGAAAGTCATCCATTGTACGGAGATGGGGATTTTTGGGACGCCGACGTCCATGGTGGAATAACTTACTCCAGAGGCTTTCAAGAACTGGAGAATGCTTTGGGTATCACTTGCTGGTTTTTTGGATTCGACTGTGGCCACGCTGGGGATATTCCAGACGTTGAAGCTACGAAGCTGTATGGGTTTGAACGTCGAAATGCCTACCTTAACGGAACAGCAAGATCCACCCAGTATGTTATTGATGAGATTAAGAAGCTGTCTGCGCAATTAACACCTCAGTCGTTGATGATGAGGAAGATGAGTTAAAAATTAAAGAGGAGAAGTAAAAATGAGCGTTAATATTAATCAGTACCGCGAACTGCTGAAGATGAGCTACGAAGTTAAACGTCCAGTGTATGTAAGTTCTGCGCCAGGCTGTGGAAAATCTGCGGCTGTTCATCAGGCGGCGGAGGAGCTGGCAAAAGATCACGACTGTAAATTCGGATTGATCGAACTTCGAGGGAGCAGTGCGTCTCCGGCAGAGTTAGCGGATATTAAATATGTGAATAATTCCGAGGTCTTGGATGCTCCCCAAGGTTGGTTTGTGACTAACGAAAAGATTGTGAAAGGGTTGGCTCCAAAGAGAGGTATCATCTTTCTAGATGAGCTCCCTGATAGCATGAAGTCGGTGCAGTCAGTACTTCAGCGGTTGTTTCTTGACCGCAAACTGGGAAGCCTGACCTTAGCTGATGATTGGATGGTCGCCGCTGCAGGCAATCGAACCAAGGATAAAGCTGCTACCACTGGAAATATTTCCAGGGCACTACTCAATCGTTGTATCTCCGTGACCCTTGACCCTGATCCGGATATTTTGTTTGACTACGGGTTGAAGTCCGGGTGGGATCATCGAGCGTTAGCCTTCTTAAGGTTCAGACCATCCTGCATTAACGATTGTCTTGAAGTCCACCGCAGGGATAACCAGAGTTTTTGCAGTCCTAGGTCTTTGCATATTGCATCGGACGTACTGAAAGCTAAGATCAAGTTACCGGAAGCATTGATGCACGAGACCATCGTTGGCATCCTGGGCGACGGAGTTGGGAATGAATTCAACGGCTTCCTACGTATTATGAACGACCTTCCAGATCTGGACAAGATCTTAAAGGATCCCAAGAATTACCCCGTACCCTCTAAAACTGACGTGGCGTTTGCAGTGGTAGGTGCATTGTCTAACAGAGTCAACAAAAAGAATATGCAGGCTATCATGCAATACTTTGTTCGACTGAGTACTGAGCTGTCAGTGGTCGCCATTAAAGATCTTGCGAAGATCGAGCGGGATATTTTCACGACTCCAGAATTTGTAAAATGGAGCAGTTCTAATATTAAATTCGCAGTGTAATATCAATTACTTAGATGATGTCAAAGTTGTTAGGACTTTGACATCAAAGGACAAAAACAAATGGAAGACAAGTTTCGACAGTCGATAGTGGAGCTGAAGGAAGGGTACCAGTCCGAAGCCAAGAACAAAACCAAAGGCAATGGGATTCTTCCAATAAACCATGAGTCAGAACTTAAAGCTCGAGAGCTTGGACGAGTTCTGTCTCTGTACGATAAACATTTTAAGTGCAAATAAATCAAAGAGGAGATCCAACAATGTTATCTAACACTTGCATTTTAGTAAATCTACGTATCCACATGCCGCCTCAGACCAAGCTGGCGAGAGCGGCATCGGACGATGTCGAAGTTAAATATCAAACTGAGAAGAAGCAGGGGAAGGTTACCAAAAACCTTTTCCATCAGCGGGACATCAAACCGCTTACTCAGGTGATGTCAAAGGCTCGGACGCTGTTCAACGAGATCAGCCTGCCTTACGATTCTGCTTACCGGATTATTCCCTCGTCCAGCTACTTTGATTTCGTGGAGAAGATGTCGGAAGTATCCCGGGAGTTTGATCAGGCAAAGCAGGAATTCCTACGCAACTATCCAGGGATCATGAGTAAGGCACGGCTTGCCCTCGGCGGTCTGTTCGACGGCGATGATTATCCAACCGAGACGAAGCTGCAGAACACTGTCCATCTTGCAATAGAATCAAGCGTGGTGCCCGCTGTCACAGCGTTCGATGAGCTGGCTGGACTTACCCCTGAGATGATCGAAGAGTTGAAACAGCAGGCAATTGCTGGACAGGAAGAGAAGGTAAAGCTTGCTATGGCCGACCTGCTTGGACGACTGCATAGGTCGTTGAACAAAGCAAAATCAAAGCTGTCAGATGAAGAAGGGATTTTCCGCGACACATTGGTGAGCAACATCCACTCTGCTCTGACTGCGGTCGACAATCTCAACCTGACTGGAGATCCACAGATTGCTGAGCTCGCTACTGCTGTTCGGGAAGTAATCGACGGTGTCCGGCCGGATGATCTTCGTAATGATAAGGAGCTTCGTGCGAAGACGGTCGAAGAAACTTCACAGTTGCTCGGAAAAATGAGTGAGTTCTTCTAATGAAAATCCCTATTGATGTGTGGCAGCAGAGAACCTGCTGCCCTCATAAACACAGAGACGCATCAAGTGTATTAGTTTGTATTCACGAATCTTTTGGTAAGCTGTCTGATCGCCGCTGCCGACAGGAACACTGTCCTTTTAAGCGGGTAGTCACAAAGACCCTGAAGAATAAATTAAAGAGGAGGACATAGGTATGAGATCAATAGATACTCCACCTAAGGTAGGTTCGATTGTAATAGCATACTGTGCGACCGGCCATTGGTACCCAGCCAGATACTGTAAAGTACTAAGCTGGACAGGTTATAAGATGAAGTATGTGAATCTACTATCTAAGGCAGGTCTTTGGCACGACGATATAGTTGGCTGGAATCGTTTACCAACTGAGGAGGAAACGTTATGAACGAGGTTCAAATAGCTTGGAGGTGCTACATGTTTGCCTGCATGGACATGATTGAAGCACACCTAAGTCTCAAACAGGAATACTGTTTCAGGTGGGAAGTTGACTTAGTTGAGGCACAGAATAAATGCCACTACTACGCCGAGTTACTTTTCGGCTACGCACTGCTTGAGGAGGACGACCATGAGAGTTGAAACGACAACAAGAAACATCTACACCTGGGACGAGCTGAACGAAAAACAGCAAGAAAAAGCTATCGAAGAGCTCTGGGATTTGAACGTCGATTATGATTGGTGGGATGGTGTCTACGAAGATGCGAGCAGCGTAGGTCTGACCATCTCTGGATTCTATCACAGTCATGCAATGAAGTGCGACGTGGAACTTGATTGGTCAGGTTGTACGTGGCCAACAAGATTCTGGAACTTCACGGGCCAAACTGTGACACCTATAAGTCTGCTGAGAAGTACGTAGCCCGATATATGGCAGCTCAGATTGATATCTCCAACGACCTTATTGATGATTCTATGGACGAGGACATGGACGACGATTTTAGAAAGGAATTGTCGGACGACTACTTCCATATACTGAAGAACGAGTACGACTACCTGACATCGAGGGAAGCTATAATTGAATCTATTGAATCGAATGAGTACGAGTTCGATGAAAGCGGTTCATTAATTTAAGAGGAGAACCGAGAAATGAAATTGAAAGGTTTGAAGTTTTCGATTGACCAGATTGAGCCGGACGGATATTGGCCAAACGCCTATCAGTTAGCATCAAGTGACTATGAAATAAGGTATTCAGAAAAGGAACATTGTGTTCTTTTCGTCGAGATGAATACAGATTATGTGTACCATAAAGAGTTTAGAACGTGGCAAGCCGCACGGTACCCCGATGCTCGACCATTCACTTCAGAGGAGGGTAAGTGGTGGGAGGACCAGCTTCGAAAGCGGGAAGAGAAATCAAAGACTGCTGCAGATCGCAGGGAATTTGAAAAAGCAATGTTGGGAGGCGCCCAGACGACGCAGCGTGAGGCCCTAGTCTTAGCTTATTATATGAGTGAAACACACGAGTCCAGAGTTCAGACTGGTCTACGTATATCAGGGGAGTATCTAGAGAATCGGGGTGCGACTTTTCTCTTTCGAATTGGGAAAGGAGAGTACCTTCTTGGTGCAACCTTGACGGGAGAAACGTCAAACGCCCCATCTTGCGCCGGGAGAATCGCAACCGAACTCCTTCAGTATAAAGGAACATTTTGGCCGTCGAATTTGCTTACTGCCCGGAATAAAACTGAGCACGACTCCCATTATGTTTTCGGCTGGTGCCTTGGCAAATTGAATTGGGTCATTTGCAAGTCGATCAATGCCAGGAAGAAGTCAGCATACCAGTCAGTGTTTCAGAATGTGAAAACGGTTTACCTTGCAGCAAGAGCTAGGTGGGGGAGTGAGTGTGATGAATCCCAGCTTGCACAAATTGAGAAATTGCTTTCTGTCTATGGAGATAGGAAGAAGTCGCAGGAAGTAAAAGATGCGATGTTCATGCAATGGAAGATGGAAAAACACATGTAATTTAAGAGGAGAACCAAGAAATGAAACCAATCGAAAAAGTTATTGCAGGGCGAGTGCGTCTGCTTTTCCGTACTGTGTTCTTTGGTACGCTCATTACACATCTACAGTTGAAGGAAGTTCCAGATCTGAATCCGCCAACGATGGCTACTGATGGACGATCGCTGTTCTTCCATCCAGAATTTTCAGAGAAGTTAAGCAAGCCTGAGATGGAGTTCGTTCTAGCCCACGAAGTTCTTCATTTGGCGCTACTCTCCCACTTAAGAAGAGGGACGAGGGATCCGAAACTTTGGAACTATGCCACAGATTACTGCATCAATTTGTTATTGAAAGACGAACACTTCCAACTTCTTCCTGACTGCCTGATCGACGAGAAATTTCGCGACTGGTCGGCTGAGAAAATTTATAATTGGTTTCAGGACAACCCGGATGAGCAGCCTCAAGGTGGAGGTTCGAGTGTTGGGGAGGTCATGGATGCTGGGACAGGGGATGGTGGAGCACCAATGACCGCTGAGCAGGTAGCTGCTGAAACCAGCAAGATGAAGGCGCAGATCCAGGCTGCGGTACAAGCGGCGAGGAAAGCGGGCAATCTTCCTGGGTCAATTGAAAACCTCATCGAAGAAATCTGTGCACCTCGAGCCAACTGGAAAGAGATCCTGCGTCGATTCGTAACAGAGAAGGCCTACTCCGATTGGAATTTCGCTCAGTGCAACACTCGAATTCTTGCTCAGACAGGCATTATAACACCTGTCCTAGATGGCGATGAGCTTGGAGAGTTGGCTCTCATTGTTGATACAAGCGTATCAGTGCGGGAAGAGGAATTGCAACAGTTCGGCGGGGAGATTTCAGATATTCTTGAGTCGTACCCCTGCAAAGTTTCGATTATTTACTGTGACACACAAGTGAACAGAGTTGATGAGTTTAGTAATGAAGATCTTCCTCTGCAATTTCACATAGTTGGAAGGGGCGGAACGCAAATGCTCCCAGCATTTCAGTATGTTACAGATAACTTGGATGAGTGTGCTGCGATTATACTGTACAGCGACAGCCATGTTTTTGATTGGGCTGAGATTCCCCAGCCGGACTGTCCTGTGTTGATGGCGCACACTGAAAGAAATGTATCCACTGATACGCCAGAGTGGGTTGAAAGAATCGATATTAGCGAGGACTAATGATATGAGCAAAAACTCTAAAGATTAAAAATATAGATTTTAAGTTGCTGGAGAGGCAGCGGCTGTGCCTAAGCAATGTGGCGCATGCTCTTAAGCAGTCTGACTTTACTTCTGGTAAAGAAGACGAGCTCCTTGCTGGGCTGCTGTCTATGCTGGATCATTGGTCGGACGAAAGATATTTCGCTAAGAAAAATAAGGAGTAATTACGATGGGATATACTCATTACCTGACACACACTGAAGTAACCAAAGAAGTCTGGAGTAAGATCTTAAAAGATTGCCGAAAGCTGTACAAAAATATGCCACAGCATACCGATACTGCTGGAGGTTACAGTGCAGAAGACGTACTCCAGCTCGGGACATGGGACGGGCAAAAACCACTGAAGACTCTGGGCGACAAGAACATTATCAGCTTCAATGGTTATCCAGATCCACTTGATCACGAAATTTTCCTCCTCCACAGAGAAGGTTCAGGTGGTTTCGCTTTTTGCAAAACAGCGAGAAAACCCTACGACCTTATGGTCTGTGCATGTCTCATTGTTTATTGCTTTCATTCCAGGGAGACAATGGACCTCGGGTCGGATGGAGATTGGGACGATTGGGCACCTGCCATGACGTTTGTTGAAGAAGTTCTCGGTGCGCAGTATGTGATGAAGTTCAAGATAGAACAAGAATTCTAAATTAAAGAGGGAGAAGTAATGCCAGAACTGTGCACCATATTTACTCTCCGTGTGGGGGAAACCTGTGAGAATGAAGACCTGCAGGTTAAGCGGATAGGTTAAACAAAATACATAACTACATCTGATGTTTCAACCAGCGGAGTTTATCATTCTTACTCCGGATCGTTGTGTGCCCCGGCAGCGTCAATTAAAAATCAGATGACTTCTTTTCACTTCGAAAAGATACCACTCATGGCGGGTGGTAGGGGCAATTTTTAATTCAACAGGAGATAAATTTGGAACCAACAGCGATAGTCGAAGTTGTTCAAGGGTATTCTTCGGAGTTCAGAAACAAAACATATCAGTGGAGGTGCAATGATGGGAATCTGTACCCAACCACCGAGATGGCAGCGATCATCGGAACAACCCGAGAGAATCTCCTGAACAAGTTTTACCGGTACGGCGTGAACAATGAGAAATTGTTTGTGAAATCGAAATCATACTTCCAGAATAACCCCGCTGCCAGATACAGGAAAAAGGAGAAGATGAAAGATCGATGGTGTTGCAATGTCGACGACCATGTAACAGCTATGGGCAGGGAGGTTGTGGTTGCCGAGATAGTTTTTACTGGGAGCGCTCGGCTCAAAGAGAAAAGTCTCATTACAGTCTGTAGAGTCGATCGGACTGGAGCTATTCTTAAGCGGTCTCCAATCTATGTTGGAGATAAATGGAAACATATTAAAGGGGAGAAGTAAAATGACAGATCTACAGAAAGCAGAGTTGTTGGCCAGCATCAAGGTTCAGATTAAAGCACTCGAGGCTGAGGCTAAAGAAATCCAGGCGCAGATGATTGCTGAAGGCGCCGGGGACAAGATCAAAACAAGCCATGGAACGTTGTCGTACAGCAGTCGCACAGCTATCGACTGCGTGGACACTCGCAAACTTCATGAGGAGATTGGGATTGAAACATATCTGAAGCTGAGCTCCATCCCTTACGGTGCGATCAAGAAGGAGCTGGGAGAAGTCCGTGCTGAGATGCTGAAGGCGGTCGGCTGTTATCAGGATGGGAGAGTCTCAGAATTTTATACACTGAGGAAATGAAAGACTTATCCTACAAGACAGCAATGAGCAGGAAGAACCTATCACTTCCTGCCCAGCTGTTCAAACCTTATTTGATAGGGGATTGCTTGGACTTTGGTTGTGGTCGAGGAACCGATGCAGATATACTGGGGATGGGTAAGTTTGACCCTCACTATTTCCCAGAGAAACCAATGAAGAAGTACGATGTCATTACCATGATTTATGTTCTGAACGTCACTAAACATCCTGAAGAGGTTTTAAAGATCGCTAAGGCTTATCTTAAGCCTGCAGGGTTATTAATGGTAGCTTGCCGGACTCTTGGTGAGATCAAACGCCAAGCAAGGGTCAGTGGTTGGGAACCCTATGGCCACGGCTGGATAACCAATTCAGGGACATACCAGAGAGGGTACAGTAAGGACTTTCTGGTAGAAATTGTAGGTGATCAGGTAGTTAAATCTGGAGGAGGGAAGTTTACCTACGTCATTGCACGAAAATAATCAAAGAGGAGGACTTAAATGAAACCAACAGCGATAACGCTGGGATTGAAACGTGATGTACGATTAGCAAAGTACCAGGTGTCTCAGTGCAGCGCCACCCTGACAATGGAAGTTGAAGAGGGAGATGATCTCGATTATATTATCAACATGACTCATGAAGAGCTGGTCAGGGTTGTTGCGGCAATGATCGCAGAAGAAAAGCAAAATCATAAGGAGCAAGTATTACATGCAAATCAAAATCAGTAAAAAGAATTCGAAGATAGGCAGCGTCCCTAATTTATCTCTGACCCCGGGAGCCTCGTGTGTACCAGGGATTCCGTGCTTCACAGATGGGTGCTATGCAAAAAATGCATACCTCCGCTTCCCGAATGTTAAAAAAAGCTGGGATGCTAACCTGAAGTTTTATGAAGATAACTCGGAAAAGTTTTTCGATGAGTTCAATACGTGGTTGGCTAAGAACAAACCAGAACGGTTTCGGTTGTTCGTCGGCGGGGATTTTCCCGGGCCCGCATTCTACTATATGTTTGAAGGGCTTGCCAGCGACCACCCTGACACCAGCTTCTTGGTATTCACCAAGCGGTATGAGTATGATTACAGTTCAAAGCCGGACAACCTTCAAGTAGTCCTTAGTACCTGGCCTGGGGTACCGCTACCAACGAACACTGACCTTCCATGGGCGTGGCTGGAGGAAGACGCCAGACGGCGCAAGTCGTATCCACACTTCGTATGTCCAGGGGGTTGTCAAGATTGCGGCCACAGCTGCTGGGATAAGCTGGACTCGAAGACTCACGTAGTCTTTCCGAAACATTGATTATTAGGAGATTGAATGGCAATACGAGTTTATAATGGGAAGTCGTTTGAGGATCGACGTCAGTGGTTTTCGTTCACCCTTCCGGATAAACGAAAAGCTGCAACGAAAGCACTGACTGTCGAAGAAGCCAAGTCACGGATTGAAGAAACTTTGAAGCTGAAGTTGGCGGCTTGAGATGAAAGTACTATCTGGCACCATTTCCGCTGTCAGATGGAGTTAATAAAACTAACGATAAAGTTCAGAGGTGAGCGAATGATAACGAACCAAGATTATCATGCTTGTAAGTGTGGCTACCAAAAGAAACACTGTAGATGCCCTGGTGTTAGCGAGTCCACTGAAACGGCTGGTTATCTTTTGCCCTGCCCTTTTTGTGGTGAAAAAGAAGACATCACCATCATGATAGAAGAGTATACTGGTGGATGTGAAGAAATAAAAGGCCACGTTTTTGCGTATGTAGAATGTTTGCCTTGCGATGCCAAAAGCGGACACTGCTTCGAGGCCGATGCAAAATATAGCGGTCTAGACAGCGCTAAACACATGGCAATTACAGCATGGAATCGAAGAGCAAGATAACGTCGTAATAACCTGTTGCCGGGCTTTTCGGCAATCAGTGTTTATTTGATTGTTATGTGTGACTTGAATTTAATAAAAGGATACAATATGGAATGCCCAAAATGTAAAAAAGACACACTAAAACATATGCACAATGAGGCTTATGGAATAGCAGGTACGCACATGGCTGGAAGTGAGCGTTTTGAGTGTAAATGTGGATTTAGGATCAGTAATAAAGATGAGGCAAAAACACATGGCCTTGAATTTATACTAGACGCATAACAGTGCAATAAGTGGATAAGATTCCGCCTATTGTCATACTGTATGGTAAAGATGGAAAACACTGCCAGGCACCGAGCCTGATAACACAACACTAACAATCAAAGAGGAGCATGAATGATCTACGCAACTGCACTACCCATCGAGAAATATGATGTCGAAGTAGATGGGAATCGCTATGGGATGTACAGCAACTATGGACATCTCCCAGCGTTGTTGGCT